CTGAATTGGTAGTGTACACAACTAATGATTGTAACGTTAAACTTGAGTCGATTACATTTCCAGATGCATTTTACAATAGGATTGGAGAGTTTGCATTCAAAGTGCGTCCCAAGTTGGAATACTCAATTATTGTTCCAAAGAAGAAGTCTGATACCTATTACAGGAAGTTGGATAAATCCAAGTTGAGTAAAGACAAAGCTATTGATTTGAACGTTTATGAATTTCAAAAAATTATCCGAGATGAAGGAGCAGAAAATAAGTGGATTGAAGTTGGAAGACCATTAAATTATAACAACTTTGCTGCTCTTGTTTGCGGTGAGTGGAAATCCCAAAAAGAAGATTCTCTCAAGAAGCTTGGATTTTTGGAAGAGTATGCAACCCGTGAAGAAGTGCCCTTAGTGCAACAAAATTTGCCGATTGAACAGGTGGAAGAAGTTTTTGAAAATCTTGCGCCCTGCGATGAAACACCTACTGCTTCACCATCAACGTCACGTAGAGATCGAAAACATAAAATAAGAGCTCAAGTAGCTCCAGATGATATGTTTTATGATTTGCATGATTATGATTGGTTCGTTAATGATATGACTCGAAGATTTAAAGAAGGTCAAGATCTTATTTCTATTGAGAGTGATTATGCATTGGATGAAGAATTGTATGGTGAATATATTATGTTCAAGAATCAAAGACCCCTTACAATTTGGGACAAGTTTAAGCAGAGAATTGATACTTGTTTGGAGAAAACTTCGTCATTACTAAAGAAATGGAAAGACGAAGCACTTAAAGTGTTAAAAGAACATCCGTATTTATCTCTTCTTGGATTTGTTGGTGTCGCATTGTCGGCATTTGCGATGTACAAGTGGTTCGAAACCTCGATGTTAGAGACTACTGCGGAAGTTGGCGTTTCTGGTGATGATAAGACTAATAAGCAAACCGGGAGGTTTGTAGAAGTGGGTACATCAGGTGATGATAAAACACCAAAAGCACAACAACGCAGAGTAGAAGTTGGAGTTTCTGGAGATCCCAAAACCCCCAAGAACCCAAAGAAAGTCGTGGAGGGAATTGAGAAAGACTTGCTTGACAAAATTGAATCTCAGGGTTGTAATGATATGGCGGCACATCAACTTATATGTGATGTACTTCAGAAAAGTACGTATCGTCTCTCTTATATGAAGGGGGATGTTAGGAAACCATTTGGAAATTGTACGTTTGTACGTGGTTGGACTTTCTTGATTCCATATCATTTCTTACATGCTTTTTATGCAAGAAGATTATTGCCAGAAACAGAAATACTCTTTTCCCAAGCCCATCGAGAGGACATAATAAAGATGCCATTGTCTCACATAATGAAGTTTGGAGAGAATGGTTTTACATTGACGAAGAATTGCGTACAATTGAAACACAAGAATGGTGAAATGAGAGATTGTTTACTTGTGAACTTACACTCTCAACCATGTCATATACATCGTGATTTAATTAGACACTTTGCAAAAGTGCAAGATCAAGGGAAATTGGTTGGTAATTTTAGCGGAACGTATGCTACGTTTCATGAAACTGGAATCTATAGAAGTGATTTATGTAGAGTCTACCAATGGGTTTCTAAAATAAGACCGCTTGATGTGCCGATTACCATTTGGTTAGCTAAAGAACCTGGATTTGAGTATGAGGAGGAATCTTATACCCAAAGAGACTGTTATGAGTACAATGCACCTACGCAAGTTGGTGATTGTGGTTCAATAATAGGAGTGTACAACCATCGTATCGAGAGAAAATTGATTGGGATGCATATTGCAGGAACTAATGAATCTTATGGTTATGCCTGTCCATTAACTCAAGAAGCTATCATTGAAGGACTTGAAATACTTTTGGGCGTTGATTATAAAAATATCAGTGCACAATTTTATTACGAAATTCCAAAAGATGTTGACTCTACAGTTGATATTGAAGTACCAGAGGGATTATTTTGTCCTTTGGGTAAATCAAAACAAAGAGTAGGTCAAGCAACAAAGTCTTCAATTGTACCCTCTTGTATTCAGGGTAAATTAACAAAACCAACAATGCGTCCAGCTATTTTGAAACCAACAAAAATCGATGGAATTTTACATGATCCATTAATGAAAGGATTGAAGAAGTGCGGAGTTGAAACAGCAGTATTGAATGAAGAAGAAATACATTCGGCAGTTCAAGATGTTTCTCAAGTAGTGTTGACACAATATGATTCATCTCTTTGTCGCAAATCTTATCAACGTATTTTGTCTTATGAAGAAGCTGTAGCCGGAGTAGAAGGTGATGCTATGATGAATGGTGTAGCTAGAAGAACATCTCCTGGTTTTCCGTATAATCAAAATTCCAAAGGATTCCCTGGAAAGACAAAATGGATGGGCTCTGGCGAAAAATATGAATTTGAAAGTCCTGAAGCAAGACAGTTGCGAACTGATGTGGAAAAGTTAATCGAAGATTGTCGACGCGGCAAAATCTCTGATGTATTATTTATTGATACATTGAAAGATGAGCGTAGAGACAATGAGAAAGTTGATGCAGGAAAAACCCGAGTTTTCTCCGCAGGTCCACAACACTTCGTAATAGCTTTTCGGAAGTATTTTTTACCTTTTTCAGCGTGGTTGATGCACAACAGAATTGATAATGAAGTTGCTGTAGGTACCAATCCATATTCTATTGATTGGGAGCGCATAGCAAAACGCATGAAATCTCGTGGTAAACAAGTTATTGCCGGTGATTTCAGTAATTTTGATGGTTCTTTATCTGCGCAAGTTTTGTGGGCAATCTTTTGGGACATATTCGTCGTGTGGTTAGAACAATTTAATGACTTTTCTACTGAAGAAGGAAATGATGTTCTCAAAATATGTTTAGGCTTGTGGTCACATCTAGTTCATTCAGTACATATTTTCGGTGATAATGTGTACATGTGGACCCATTCACAACCGTCTGGCAATCCATTTACAGTCATAATTAATTGCTTGTATAACTCTAGCATTATGCGTATTGCTTGGATTAGAATTATGAACGAACGAAATCCGAAGTGGAAATCAATGAAGTGTTTCCGAAAGTATGTTTCAATGATTGCTTATGGAGACGACAATGTACTCAATATTGCTGGAGAAGCAGTGGAGTTCTTCAATCAAGAATCAATTAGTGAAATAATGAGAGGAATGAAACACGAGTACACAGATGAAGCGAAATCTGGTGCGATTGTCAAAACTCGTAAGCTTGAAGATGTGCTCTTTTTGAAGCGTGGTTTCAAATTTAGTCCTGAGTTACAGAGAACAGTTGCTCCACTTAAAATCGAGGTCATTTACGAGATGTTAAATTGGACTAGAAATACGATAGATCCAAATGTCATTCTTATGACAAACATCGAGACGGCTTTCCGTGAAATTGTTTATCATGGTCGTGAGGAGTATGATAAGTTGCGAAAAGGTATTATGCAGTGCGTAGAAGATTTACCTGCTATACCACAAATCCTCACATACGAACAATATTTGCATGATGTAAAACTTCTTGCAGATGAAATCTACGAATTTTAAGGTTAAAATGTG